GATCTGACACTTGGGCGGGTGGCCCCGGGTGTCAGCAGGGACCCTGCAGCCATCACCAACGCCTGTGCCGCCTCGACTGGGCCCGTCGATTTGAGGACGGACAGGTGCATCCCGGTGTTCGAGACGGCGGGGACGGCGAACCCGACCGCGTCCGTCAGGTCAGAGTCAGCAGGGTGGTGGATGAGTTGCCGGTCGTGGATCAGCCGGTTGACGGAGTCGAACAGGCGGTTGGTGTCGGTTCCGGTGACCATTTCGAACCGGGCACGCCGGTTGTAGGTCGCTGCTACGGACGGCCCGATGAGCAACCGGTGGGGGCGGTAGGCCTCGACCCATTGCCACACGTCGGCTGGGGAGATGGAGGCGCGGGTGCGGACGGTGATCGTGCCGTCCACGGTCCATGCGGCTACTGCTGCCCACCGTTCATGCCCCGCACTGGCCTCGACGGCGACCACGTCAGGGCGACCGGCGGGCTCATCTGTGCTGGCGGTGGCTGTCCACAGGGAGCGGGGGATCCAGCCGTTGATCGCCTGCTGCCACTGGTTGCAGTACTGCGCCTTGAACCGTGCCTCCGGGATGGATGACAGTTTCGACGTCAGGAACTGCTCACGCTGCTTCGTCCACCACGGGGAAGCCCACTTCCACGTCGATGGGACGTCGTACGGGGCCTCCGGAGGTGAGGACCATTCCACCAGGAGGACGTCCCCGGTGCCGTCCTTGTCGGCCAGGGCTTGCGCCCGGTAGTCCTTCAACAGGGTCGAGGAGGCCTCACCGGCAGTAGACACGAGGTACAACTGGGCCTCACGGCGGGCGAGCATGGCCGGTTCCACCCCGTTGTGGACGATCCCGGCGTCCACCGCCCACGCCTCATCCACAATCGCACTGGTGAGTGAGAATCCGACCGCGGCCCGGTTCGATGCGGCCTGCAACTTCCAACGGCCCACCCGGTCCGGGAGAATGATCTCCTCAGTCCCCCGACCCCACTTCACCGCCTTAGCACCATGCAATTCGATCGCCCGCGTGGCTGCCGGGGTCCACACCTCGACCGCCGTATCAATCATCTGGGCCATGTGCAGGATCATCTGCGGCTCACCAAACCGGGCTGACTGGTGGATACGCCACCACGCCAACGCCCGAACCGCCCACGACTTCCCCGACTGGCGGGCGACAGTCCACACCACAGTCTTCCAACGCAGCGACCCATCCGGTTTCAACTCCAGCGCCCGGGTGATCGCATACTCCTGCCACGGCAACAGGCACGCGCCACCGAGAATCCCGCTCTTGTTAATCCAGTCAATCGCGTCCGGCCCCAGACTCTTCACCCGCGGCGTTCGGGGAGTCTCCAGACGCGGCAGAACCATGCCCTTCCTGACCCGTGGAGCCACCACAGGCGGCACAGAATCCGGGTTCGCTACCTCCAGTACCCGCCCCTTGTAGGGGGGATGTGGGGATTTGGTAGCGGAGTTGGGATTGCCCTGTGGAAAACCTGTGGATAACTCTTTGCGTGCTGCGCGTTCGCGTCCACGTTTCTCATTGCCCACTCGTGCGCCTGCACTGCGATTGCATCGTGTGTGTTCTGGTCGCACGTTGCCGTCTTGGATGAGTAGTTCAGGATCCATGCTTGCTTGCCCAGGTCGGCGCATCAGGTCGATCCTGTGTCCTGCGTCCCATGCTTGCCCTGGTTGTATGTGCTGTCCGCATTTGGGGCACACGCATTCGCCTGTTGCTACTCGTGCTGTGAGCATGCGTCTGAGTGCGATCTGTTGAGCGTTGTCATGGCGTGTACTCATGTGCTTATCCACAGGTTATCCACAGGGTTATCCACAGGATGGAGTGTCATTGAGTGTGGCCCTCCCCGGGGTTCTGAGCCCCCTTGCCTGACCTCTAACGCTTCGCGGCGGGTCCACTGCGTGTCCTCATTGAGGGTACCGAGCCTGTCTAGGGGCGGATCTATGCGTTTGCGTTCGTTTGCGTGTGTTTGCTTGCGGTTGCGTGCGTTCACGGTAGGTCACGATTGCGTATACCCGTGTCCCCTATTAGGGGGACACGGTTCACAGGAGTACTCCTTGCGCTAGTCGTAGGGCAATGATTTCGCAGTAACGTTCCTCGATCTCCACACCGATCGCCTTACGGCCCAGGTTCCTAGCGGCGACGAGTGTGGAGCCGCCACCAGCGAACGGATCGACGATGACGCCCTCAGGGGCGCACTCGATCAGTTGCTCCAGCAGCCCTACGGGTTTCGCGTGAGGGTGGCCTGCTCCCGTTGCTGCTGTGATGGTCCCTGACCTGATGACCCCGGAACGGGATGCAGGCTGAACCGTCCATGCCCCTGTCAGGTAGATAGCCTCCCAGTCTCGTCGCCACCCAGCGAACGAACCGAACATTCCTAAGTGTTCAGCCTTCACCCACGCCAGAACCTGCCGCGTCCCGACGGGTGGGGCTACTTGTGGTGCGCCGAAGAGGTATCCGGGCTTTGTCCCCCAAACTTCCAGCGCCGAATCACGTGCCTGCGTGTCTAGGTCTCCTGCTATCGATCCAGGGTTCTTCGGGGCGTGATACCGACCTCCGCCTCTAGCCCACCCGATCCCATAGGGCGGGTTCTGTCACGAGCACGTCACCCGTGAGCCATTCAGTGCGTTCCAGGCAGTCCCCGTGATACAAGGTCACCTGATCGTCCTCGTAGTACGGGTCCATCACCCGGTCCCCTTCAGCCAATACCTGCGTTTCAGGATTTCGCATGTGTGGCAGGGCTTGTTGAGGTAGTAGCGCCATCCTCCGCAGCCCGTGCATCGGAACAGGCGTTTAGGGTTCACAGGAGTACCCCCTGGGCTATCTCTGCGGCTACAGCGCCCGATCCCGCGAACATGTCATCCACGGTGTCCGTTTCCTGGTGGTAGCCGAGCATGTCTAGGACCCATCGGGTCCATGCGGGAGGCTTCGCCCCCGTAAATCCGACGTTTACGCGCTTGATATGCACGGCGTCCTGTGGATGTGGCCCCACAGTTCCGACGGACGATCGGCGTCCTTCAGGGACTCGGACTATGACGGGCTCATAGCTGTTAAGGACGCGGGCAGCCCCTGGCATCACGCCCTTTACCCATATGCCAACGCGGAACGGGACGCTGCTGGGGATCATGGGCAGGTAGACCCGGAGGTTGTCGTGTGCCATTGCAATCGCCCAGCCGTCATAGTCGTCGATCAGCCGGGCGACGAGTTCCTGATGTTTGGCCGGGTCGTCCCACACGTGCGCATCGGGGTGATGATCCGCAGGTGCGTAGCTGCTCCCCCGGTTCCGCGCGACGGTAGTCGTCCCCCGATCGCCGTACCATTCCGATGCACGTCCTAGGTACGGCGGGTCCGCGATGCAGAGTTTCATGGGCATGCCCGGTTCCACATGACCCGGACACGGGCCTGCTCCCCCGTGGGGTAGGTGTGTATCCACCACCACCTGTCAGCCCGGTAGGCGGTGCAGTAGACGCGGACCTGGGCAGCAGTGATCCCGGGCCACCACGGGGCAGGCACATCAGCGGGCATCATGTGAGCATCGCTAGGGCTAGGGCGGCTTGCTGGGGTACGACCCCGTTGCCGCATAGTTTCAGTTCCTGCGCTGGGCGTAGCCCGTGGCCTGTGACATGCCCCTGCGGTAGGCCCATGAGCCATTCAGGGAAGCGTGGATCGATCCTTGTCACGCCGTCGCTGCCCAGGTATCTCATAGGAGGACAAGGTCGTCCGACAATTCCAGCCCATCGGTCAAGCCGGCCTCGTACAGTGCCACCCATTCGGAGAGGTACATCTGTCGTATACCTATCCGGGATAGCGCGACGGTGAGGCTGTTCGTGCCCTTCGCGTCTGATGCTTGCGGGGTGGGCAGTGATGAACACGCGGGCCCTGGAGTGGGGTGCGCCGGCGTCGGAAGCTCGTACAACACCCCACTGAGTGTCATACCCCACTCGGGAAAGGTCGGCGAGGACATCTCCAAATCCCAGAGTGAGCTGGCCTCGCACGTTCTCCAGGACGACGACACCAGGTCGTAGCGCATCGATGGCATCTCGAACGTAGGGCCACAGGTGTCGCTCATCGTCGCTTCCTTGTCTCTTGCCTGCATGGGAGAAGGGCTGGCACGGGTATCCCCCCGTCAGGACGTCCACCGGGGGAACGTTCCCCCAGTCCACTTGGGTGATATCCCCCAGGTTGGGTACGTCCGAGTGGTGCGCCTCCAGCACGGTGCAGGCGGCTGGATCTATCTCCGAGTACCACGCCAGATCGCCGCCGACGGCCATGTCCAGTCCCCCGTACCCGGTGAACAGGGAACCCACGCGGGTCATGCTGGCCCGTACACGGGTTTGCGCCTGCTCCATAGCGGCAACGTGATCGTCGTACAGAACGAATATCCCGTCCTCGCTGCGGTTGCTGTACGTGTTGTACCGCTGGATGCTCATATCAGTACCTCCCCATCTGGTCCGGTGACAGGAATGTTCGCCCAAGGGTCGTCGTCGTCGCGTGTGGACTTAGTCCGGGTGACGCCCTCACCGGCTTTCTGCATCCGGGTAATCAGTTTCGACGCCTGATCGAACGTCAACTTCGACAGGCCCTCAGTCGGCATCTCAAACCCCAGTTCACTGGTGGACAGCGTGTTCAGGGCAATCTCGTTCAACCCCTGGGCTTTCATCAGGGCGGCAACGAAACCGACCTGCTTCGTGGTGGCTGGGCCGAGGTTCTTCCGCGCCTCCGCCGCACCCAGCGGCCCCGTGTGGCGTACTACTGTGGATTGCGGGTTCGCATCAGTGTGGGCCTGGGCGTCGTCATCGTCCCCACCGGCGATCCCCAACGCTGCCATGAGGGCATAGCGCCTCGCGTAGGTGATCGCACCGCCGAGCTGCTGCCAGTTCGCCCCGGCAGGCCCGGAGAGGGGACCGAACACGATCGACTCACCAGATGAGTGGAGGAGTTGGGTGACGATCTGGACCCGGTCACCGTCGAGGATGACGTCCTGTACCAGGGACAGTCCCTGGGTTGCCAGCGGCTTACGCACATGCTCCAGCAGGGCATCCAACGTCAGGAATGCGCCATAGTTCCCCTTCCCGTCCTTGCCCGGGTTGGTGAGGAACAGGTTCGCCTTCGCGAGGGCGGTGTGAAGTTCAGCGGTCATGGTGCAGGGTGGCGAGGTCGAAGGCGTGGAAGTGAACACCGTTGTCGGCGTCCCGGCAGTCGGGACAGTAGGCGTGGCCCACCTGATTCACGGTCAGGTCGGTGGTGTGGGTGTGGCATCGGCAGCATTCAGTGAGCGCTACGTACGTCATGACATTTCCTTATCCCTAATGATTCTGCGGAGCATCGCGGTTTCGACGCGGGCTTCTTCGAGGTCGCGTTGGACGCGGCGTGTGGCGAGGCGTGCCGTTGCCATGTCCCGGTGGTAGAGGCGTTCGGTCTTATCGACGCCGACGAGGTAGGAGACGGTGGATACAAGGAACAGGGCCGCGATGAGGACACCGATCAGCAGGAGGTCCATCAGGCGTCCTTGCCGACCCATTTGCGGAGGGTGGCGCGGGACACGCCCGCCCACTTCGCTACGTCCACTTCGGAGTAGCCGATTGCCAGGTGGTCGCGGCAGGCGGCTAGGAGTTCCTGCTTAGCCTCCACGGTGGGGACCAGCAGTTGCTCGTATTTGTCTGCTAACAGTTCAACACGGTTCATGGCGATGCGACCTGCAGCGGTCCCGCGTAGCGCTGCCAGTCTGAGATGCAGACGCGGCAAGCGGTCGCGTAGTCGGGGCGCGTGGCCCCTTCAACGGAGAAGAACTCGGTCCAGAGTTTGTCGCTCATCACGACGGTGGTGACGTCCTGAGTCTCGCCGCACCCGCAAACGCGGGGGAATGTTGTAGTCATGTAACCGACTGTACAGCCCCGCCGTGTTGGTGTCTACCCGAACAACAGTTTGCTTGCTTTGGGTCCCCATGCCCCGTCGGGGTTGACGTCCCAGCCGTGGTCTTTCTGCCATGCCGCTACAGCCCGTGTGGGGTATCCCTGGTGTCCGAGGATGGGGGCGGGTCCGTAGTAGTAGCCGAGGTCGTACAGGCGTGCAGCGACCCTCCATGCGGCTGGGGATTCCACGTTGGGGTTGGCTTCCGCCCGGTAGATCGCCACATCGTCGGGCACATGCCCATCCCACACGGGTGGGCTGAATATGGGAAGGTCGAACGTGTCCCCGCGATGCTCCCCAGCGGCAGTGAACGACACGTGAATATGTTCGTGGTGCTCCAGCGTCGTGTTCCTGGCCCACTGCCATCCCGTTGAGTCCTGCGCCAACCTGTCGTCGTGGACGATGTAGGACACGACGCCGTGGTCCTTCCCCGCCCGGATGTAGTCCCGCAACTGACTCAGGAACTTCTCATCATCCCCCACGTCGCCGCGTAGGTCGTGGTCGATATCCAGGGCATGAACCCAGCCGTTCGCGTCCGGATTATGGTCCGACTTCCGGGAGGCGTGGGCGGCATCACCCACCCAGCCATCAGAGGCCTTGTCCCGCCCTGGCCAACGATGGTTCACCTGATCCCGCAACGTCACCCCAGCAGGTACGAGCCTGGCACTAGTCATGTCCTTCTACCTTCCTGTAACCGCGAAGATGAAACCCGAGATGCCGACGACCATGCCGATGAACCCGAGGAACGACGACACGCCCAAACCGATCCACAGACCGACTGACCCGTTCTTGGAGCGGGAGTCCGACACCTGAGCCCGCTGCCCCTGCTGCTCGTACTGGGCGCGGCGGAGGTCAGCGATGTCCTTCTGGATCGGGTCGATGTACCGGGCTTGCGACTCCTGCGCGGCCTGCGCTGCTGCCGCGACCTGAACCCGCATGGCGTCAGCGGACAACGCGACCTGTGCGGCGAGGGCTGCCGCCTGCGCCGCCGACACCTCAGCGGCG